CCCGGCCATTCAGCAACTTGGTGGCCGTACCGGCGTTGGCTGTGGTTGGGCGGTTCAAGGTGCCGGTGGTGATTTTGGCGGCATCGAGTTCAGGAATATCAATCGCCTCCAGCGCTTTGCCTTCGAGTACCAAGCCCTTGGAGCTGACCCGGACTATGGGGTAAGTACCCGCCTTCACCCCTGTATCCGCAAGTGTCAGCGCAATACCTGCATTGGACGACCCATCAAACTGAGCCTCGCCTGTTGCATCGCCCGTTACTGAAATCTTGCGTGCCGTCTTCAGCTTCACGGCACTGCCCGCCTCTCCCTTTTCGATTTCTTCGCGCACGGTCGAAAGGGTCGCTGTCACCAGCGTCGGGTCATCCTGGATCATGATGTTGGCCGTGCTGCTGACAAGGATCTGCAGGCGAATACCTTGGGTGCGCCCGGTGCCCTGAGCCAGGGTCGGCTTGTAGGTTGCTGGATAACTGGCCACCGCCACCAGCGCACCGGTCGAGTCATACAGCCCGACCTCACGCACCCACCAACCGCCGACATCTGGCGGCAGAATCAGCTCGGCCACAATCACCGGCCGGTCAGCCCGAACCGTCAGGCGGTTCAGCTTGAGGCGCACGTTTTCGTTGATCAGTTTTTTCTGCAGCTTCGACGGGATCGGCGTTACGCCGTTACCGTCACCGACGCCCATATGGGTGATGTTCCAGGGCGTGCCGCTTGCGATCGCTTTGGCCTGCTGCGCCGCGCCAACATCCGTCAGCATGGCGATATACAACATGTTTTGCTCTGCCATGAATGTGCCTAATTGAGTGAGTTACACCGGCATGGGAGCGCCGTAGATATTCGCCCCAGGGCCAAGGTTGCGGTACAGGAGGTACAAGCCCAGGCCGCGCAAAATCTCCCCAGCCCAAAACCCAAAAAACATGCCGTTATCCGTGCCCAGTCGCACTGCAGGCGACCAGCAGCCGTTCATGGGCTGACCCGGCACCGGGGTGACTACATAGTTGCTCTGCAACTCGGTCACGCAGGCCTCGATCAGATAATCCAGATCCTTGACCTGAGAGCCCGCCAACCCGGCCAGACAGGCACCGGCCAACCACAGCCCGGTCATATGGCCGGTAAAATCATCCGCCATCGGCTTGGGTGTGCTGGTCATGGGAAAGTCGGTGGGCAAGATCCCGCCCGAGGCCTTGGTGAAGGTGATCAACCAAGCAAGCCAATTCTCGACATAGGCCTTCAATTTGGGTGGTACTGGACGGCCCTGACTTACCAGCTCGTACCACGCCCGGCACGCGCCCATCATTGCCCGAGGCTGGTAACCGCTCCACGCCGTGCCGTTACCCCAGTGGTACATGGTCCAGGTATCGGGGTCGCCATACTTATAGTTGTCCCAGCGGTTCCACACATAGGCCGAGGCACCCGGCCCAAGCTGGCCGAATTTCTGCGCGTACCACTGCTGAGAGTCATACAGAAACTCAACCATCTGATTAAGCCGAGGCTCGTACTCATTGAGCGGGTCGATGCAGTAAATCAGTGGGTACTGATATCCCGGGTAAGGCATGCCGTGCCAGGCGCCTATCTGGTCGGTGCCCTCGGCGTAGATGTTGGAAAACGGAATCACGCCCGGGCAGTACGCCAACGAATCGTCCCGGTACTGCAGGATGGTGCAGTCGCCCACCAGCGCCCGGAACTTGGCCTGCCCCTTGACCGTTAACCGGTAGTTGAGGGTGTAGCCGTCCTCAGCCGCAAAGGCCGGGGGCACGTCATTGATGCAGTAATACGAGAACGTCAGGTTGGTGTCTGAGCTGTCATCCATCAGGATTGAGAAACCATCCAGTTCCGTATACACCGGGGCGCTCGGGTCAGGACGATCCTCGGCGCCGGGCTGATAGCCCGACAGCGTGGCATCCTCGGCCCGGATCACCAGCGTGACCCAGGCACCTGCCGTTGCCGGCAACATCCACCACCACCGCCAACCTTCATCATCAACAATACGTAGATTGAAATTGCCGTCAGCGCGGTAGGTGATGCTTTGCAACGGGGCCTTTTCGGTCGGCAACAACCAGTGCCCGACGCTGTACCAGCCGTCATCGTTGGGGAACAACGAGCTGACCACGTTGCCGCCGCGCCCTTCAAAAATGCCCGGTTCGTAGCCTTCCTGCGAAACGATATCGTCCGAGTGCGAGACTGCCCGCAGGTCGGCCATGATGTACTCGGAACCGTCATCCTTACTGATCCGGGTGAAACTACTCAGCGGGATATCGTGCGTGACCACTTCAATGTTCGAAACCGACTTGGGCAGCGCACAGCCGTAACGAATGCCCGAGCCCTCGACCTTACTCGACGACACCACCAGCTCGACCTTGGCATTGAGCGGCGCGTTGAAAGTGTCCACCCCGCCGTAACAGGTGCGCACCCGTGAATCCTTGGTGATCCGAAACCACACCGCCTGCTGCTCCAGCGAGACTTGCGCAGCCTGATCACAATCGACAGTAATAAAACCCATCGAATCGCGGTTGATTGCCGGTGCCGCATCACTTGGGTAGCTGAACTGGTAGGCGATACCGTCCGTGTAAGGCGTCAGTTCGGTGCGGCTCTGACGAAAGAAACGGTCGCTTGAGTCGATCTGCGTGTACTCATGCGCGGTAAAGCGGCACGCGTCCATTGCCTTCTTGTAGCGGCTCTCGCCGGTGATTCGCCAGAGCATGTAACAGGCATCCATGTACCACTGCTCACCGTCCGCCGCGTTGCCCATCTGGTTGACGCTGCCCAGCAACGGCACATGCAACGGCCGGTTGTGCTGCACCGCGTTACGCGGGATCAGGTAGCCACCGTGCTCCACCGGCTGACGGGTGGCGTAGTTCAGCTTGTGCTCCCCGTTCACCGCCGTACTTTTGAGCTGGACCTGCCCGCGTTCTTCCAGCGAGTGGCCTTCGGAAAGCACATCACCATCGGCGTTAATCTTTTGCCCGGTCCAGGCGATGATCCAGTCCACATCGAACTGGCTGCCCGTCTTGTCCCAGTCAATCGAGCCGTCTTCCTTGACCGCCTGCACCGTGGCGTTGATCGCCTCCCAGGCCAAAGCGCCGTCAAAGGCAAAGGTCGCCTTGTCCAGATACTCGCCCCAGTGCGGCGCCCCGTGGGGAATCGACAGCGCGCCGCTGGTGAACTCAAACGGCATGCCTTTGAACCCGCTGTGCGTAGGCTCGGCCGCATCGATCGGCCAGTTGGCCAGCACCGGCTCTTTTGAGTTAACGATCCAGTTGGCAATGCGTCGCTGGGGAGTCTCGGGGATCGGCTGACCCGCGTAGAAATACGCCTCGTAAGCCTCCCAGTGCCACACCGCTGCATCCAGAAAGCGCTGATCCTTGGTCGCGAGATACGCATGGGCATAACCCAGAATATGCAGCGCCTGCCCTTCGGTGGTGCCGTCGCCGTTGGGCTGGTACTCCATTTGCGAGTGCGCGATAAAGTGCCGGTTGTTGGCCAGCACGCCCTGTAGGTTCTGCGCATAATGCTGCAGCGTGGCGTCGTCAGTGTCGCCGGTGTTGCGCCGTAGAAAACGGTGATGGCCTTCGATCATGCTGAGTGCATTGTTCAGGCCGGTTTGCTGGCTGGCCGGGCGACGGCTGTTAAGCGGAGACAGATGCATCGAACCAACTCCCATCAAAAAAGCCCAACCACCCACCACCGTCTGACATGAATGTCAGCACGTCTGCCGCACCCGCCTCATAGGCCAGCACTGGCGGGCGCTTGCTCGACCAGTGAACACTGGCCGGGAACGTGACCTTGTTCGCTCCGGTGCCTTGGTGCAGGCGAATCGTGAATGACCAGGTGTAACCCGCTGGCACATCGGTATTGAGAAAGCTAAGCAGGCATTGCGGCTTATCCAGCGTCACGTCGAAAAACGACACGCCGTTGGTGTAGGCCACATCGAGGGCAAGTAAATTACCTGCAGCGGCAACAGATTTTGTACGCGGTAGCAACAGGCCACCAGTCAAGTCGGTGATCATCTTGGCCAGTGCCAAGAGCGTGGGCGACGGCCCGGAACCAGTCTCGACAACCTCGTCTGCCGGTAGGTGAACAATGTCATGGGCCGTTTGCGCGGCGGTTTCCAACATCTGGATAGCCGCCCGTTGGCGGTCTGAAAGTTCGGTCATGTAACCCTCATCAGGCCCGGTAAGGCGAAGTTGGCGAAGTAATGGAGGTCATTGGCCGACAGCTCCAGGTTGATCAGGTCGAGGTCGTCAGACCACAGTTCAGGTGAGGAAATAGTCACCTCGTCACCCGAAGAAATACCGGCGCCGATGTAATAACTGCCGTTCGGGCTATAGGTGATGCTCAGGCCCACCAGATGCCGACTGAGCGGCTTGGTGTCGTTGATCATCCGCTCCAGCTCGGCAATGGCGGTGTCGCTCAGGCCGCTGTCGAACAGGGCTAGGCTCATGGTGAACGTGCCGGGTACGCCCATCGGTTCCAGCTCGTGCCACTCGACGATCTCCAGAATGTCCGCGAACGGCTCGACGACGCGGCGCACCGCTCCTACGGTGCCCTTGCGTTTGTGAACCTCAAACGAATCCTTGGTTACCTTGCGCTTGATCGCCTCGGACCATTCCGGGTCCCAGCGGTCGACGCTGCGCTGGATGGCCAGCCAAGGCAGCAGCGCCGCCGGGCAGTTCTCGACCGAGTGGACTTGGCGCAGTACGTTGGCCAACTCAACGTCACCCGTCGAAAGCTGTGCAAGCGCCTGCTCCAGCGACGTGCGATTGGACGGCAGCAGGCTGGTATCACTCATCGGTGCCACCAATTCTTACGCTGGCCTTGGTGCAGTTGGCCGCTTGGTGATCGAGCACCACCACATCCGCCGCAGGATGAATCAGCTCGACCCGCTGCACCCGCGACACATGCAATGCGGCATGAATGGCCGAATGACGAATATCCCGACCGAGACGGCGCTGCGTGTTCACGTAGCGCTCGAGCGAGGCGTTGGCCTCGGCTAGGCTGAGTTCCATTTCCGGGCCCGGGTAGAGGTACAACACCGCCTCGATCTGGTAGTCGATCAGCTCGGCCGACTGCACCAGGAGCCGATCGCCCACCGGGCGTACATCCTCATCACTGAGGGCTACCCGTACCTTTTCCAACAGATCGGCCGAGGCCTGACCATTGCCTAGCCTGCTCAAGATGCTGACCAGCACCGTGGCCGGGCTCGGGCTGCTGGCCCGGGCATCCGCCACCCGGCCATCCGCCGACAGCGCATGAAACACATAGGCATCCCGGGGCCCCGCGATCGACATGCCTTCAAAGGCCAGCAGCGTGCGCTCGACCAGAGAATCGTCCGACTCGTACTGCGCCTCAATCGGTGGCATGGCAGCGGGATCAGCCTCGACCACGGTCAGGCGCTTGACGTTGTAGTTGGCCGCCAAGTGATCCACGTCGCTGCCCCGGGCAAACGCCAACAGCAGCGCCTTAGCCGCGTCATTGATACGTGCCCGTTCCATCATCTTGTCGTAAGCGCGCTTTTCCAGCAGCTTGACCACCGGCTCAGACTCAATAGGTGCCGACCAGTTGTTGCCCATCAAGGTGCGGAAGTCGGTCAGCGCCTCCTGATACAGCGTCTCAAAATCCAGCGGCTCCAGCACAAGCGGCGCTGGCAAACGGGACAGGTCCAGAGTACTCATACAGTCACGTCCAATAGCTTGCTGTCGCCTAGGTAAGTGCCCGACAGGCGAAAGGTGATACGCCCGCTCAGCACGGACACGACTTGAACCCGGGTCAGCTCCAGACGCGGTTCCCAGCGTTTAAGGGCACGAGCGGCTTCGGCCTGCACCGCACTCTTCCAGCCCTCCGACACCGGTAAGTCGACAAAGCGGCGGATCGTGCTGCCGTATTCGGGACGCATCAGCCGCGACCCCAGAGGCGTGGTTAAAATGTCTTCAATGGACTGCAGCAGGTGATCTAGGCCCGAGATAGGCAGCCCGGTATGGCGGTCCATTCCGATCATGGGGCTACTCCGGCAGGCGCTCTAAGTCGGGGTGTTTATCGAGAAAGGCCTGCGCTTCGGCGTCCAGCGCTTCGACGCGGTGAGCGCTGACATGCAGCGTTCGACCCTTGGGCATCACCAGGACGCGAGAGATAAAAGCCCGATCGCGGTACACGACCAGACTGACCGGTTTTTCAATCGATACGGACTTGCTCGTCATCGTTTTCTCCAGGCAGAAAAAAAACCGCACAGGGCGGGCTGGTTGAGTTGAAAGCTGTTGCTATAGTTATGGTGTCCATCTACTGAGCTGCCCTCTCCTGTCGGACACGCTCCGATGTTGTCATTACCCGATAACAGGAGTTTACGGATGCCATTCCCAAAGTCGGAGCATGCTGCTTTGCTAGCTTTGAAGGGCGTAGGGCCGGTCGTTATCGTCCGCCTTGAGCAGATGGGTATTGATTCGCTTGCGGTACTCAGCCAAGTGAACATTAATCAAGTCCTGGCTCTGGCATCGGTAACCGTAGGATCGACTTTCTGGAAGTACAGCCCCAAAGCCCGGGCGGCTATTGCCACGGCAATAGAGTTTGCCAAAGACTCTCAGGCGAACACATCTGGTACATAAAGCTGATCTGTGTTCCCTCAATGCTTGTGATTTGGCGTATTGCCGCTGGTGTCGATGATTGCTCCGCCACCGTTGATATCGCCCGTTACGCGTAACCCGCCATTGATAAGCGCATCCCCGTAAATCGAAACATCACCCTCCAGAGCAATCACCGTCGATTTCACAGCCACCACGCTATCGGTCACGGTCACATCCGAACCGCCCACCTTGATCTCCACCAAGCCAGTCGGCAGCACAATGCTGTAACTGTGGGCCAGCCAGTCATAGGTCAACGCCCCACCATCGTCGAACAACCAGCGCTCGACGTGATCGCGGTTATCCGGGGCTGGCCCAGCATCGCCAAACAAGCCCGGCACAAAGGTGCCTTGCGACACATCACCGCTCGGGCTGAGCAAAGCACCCTGCTCGCCCAGGCTGGGCACCCGCCAGTGCCGCGCCTTGCCCGCTGCCTGACTGTGCCAACGCACCCAAGCACTGACCCACTCACCATCCGATACCCGGCACATGGGCGGCCTAACCGTCAGATCCAGAGCAACCACATAGCAGCTCTTGACCACCCCGGCGATCATGCGGTCGTGCTCGGCAAGGGCGTGGCTCATGGGTCTACCTCGCCGCCTACATTGAACACGAGCGAGCCGGGCTGCTCATCAGGCCACGGCCATTCCGTTTCACCCAAGTAAATCGTCTGGGTCCACTCCACCAGCCACACGGTGTAGCCATCCAGCTCCGGGCGGGTCCAGTC